GGGTAGAACTCACAGGAAACATATCGCCACATCAGATCAATGATGCGTGGACCAGTCAGATTGGTTGGATGTTAGACATCGTGACCACTATACCTGTGATGATTGAACACGAACGATTTGACCTCACAGGCAAGAATGATGATGATGTGTTCCGTAATCGGCCCATGCTGGAAGGTAATCCCCAGCATCCAAGAGATTTCAATCACATCACCTGGCGCAAACGCCGCATACAGGACGCTATGACCATCGCCAATTATCTAGTGCCACTGGGTTACGATCTCACACATTTTAAATTGGGGATAGAGAATAAGATAAACATCTGGGAAAAGATGATAAAGTTAGACAAAAAAGGTCTGATGAAACAATGGAGCCCCGAAGAACTTGGCCACTGAACTTGTAGACAAAATCAAACAATACTGGAACACACAACCTTGCAATGTCAAGCACAGTCTCAGTGAACCGGGTACCGAACAATACTGGAATGAAGTCACCGAACGAAGGTTCTTTGTAGAACCACATCTGCGAGACTTTGCTAGTTTCCATCAGTGGCGTGGCAAACGAGTATTGGAGATTGGTTCGGGAATCGGATCTGATGCTGTGGAATTTGCACGACATGGTGCTGACTATGTGGGCATCGATCTATCAGCAGAATCAGTGGCCATGAGCCGGCAACGATTTGAACTGTTTGGACTGCGAGGTGAATTCCATGTGATGGACGCTGCTGATCAAGTGATGGTGTCTAAATTGGGCGAGTTCGATCTTGTGTACAGTTGTGGTGTGCTGCATCACTATCCGGATATGACTGCATGCTTGGATAACATCCATGCTGCATTGTTGCCCGATGGTGAATTCCGTATGTTGGTATACGCCAAGAATTCATGGAAGTATGCCATGATCCAGAAAGGTCTGGACCAATTTGAAGCACAGGCAGATTGCCCATACGCCACAGCATACAGCCGAGAAGAGATCTATGAATTACTGAATGGCAAATTTGAAGTCCTAAGGATTAGACAAGATCATAATTTCATGTATAATGTACCTAAATACCGCCAAGGCAAATACGAATTGGAGCCTTGGTTTGCTGCTATGCCCGAAGACATGCGAGCAGCAGTGAAAGAATACTTGGGTTGGCATTTGTTAGTTAAAGCACGAAAAATATGAGCAAGATCAAAATAGCAGAACTATTCTACAGCATACAGGGCGAAGGCAGATACATGGGTGTGCCGTCAGTGTTCTTAAGAACATTTGGCTGCAACTTTAAATGTGCCGGCTTTGGCATGCCACGAGGAGAAACCAGTGAAGAAGCAAACACGATCGACCCCGATCTTTACACGGATTACAAAACCCTGCCTTTGGTATCTACAGGGTGTGACAGTTATGCTAGTTGGGATCCTAGGTTTAAGCATCTGTCTCCTGTGCTTGATACTGATGCGATTGCCCATGCTATTGTGGACTCGCTACCGCACAAGGAATGGCGCGACGAACATCTGGTGATCACCGGAGGTGAGCCATTGCTGGGTTGGCAGAAGCAGTATCCAGACTTGTTGGATCATCCCAAGATGGCAGGATTGAAAGAGATCACATTTGAGACCAATGGCACCCAGAAACTTACTCCAGAGTTTAAAGAATACCTACAGGGTTGGTACATCACCAATCCGCTGGCGAGAGAAATCACATTCTCAGTGAGTGCTAAACTGCCATGTTCGGGTGAGGCATGGTCGGATGCTATCTGTCCAGCGGTTGTTGCTGAATATGAAGGCTATGGTTGGACATATTTGAAGTTTGTTATTGCCACAGAAGAGGATTTGATTGATGCTGAAAGAGCCGTGGAGGAGTTTCGCGCTGGGGGCTTTACGGGGCCTGTGTATATTATGCCTGTTGGTGGTGTTGAACGGGTGTACAGTGTTAATAATAGGGCAGTGGCAGAAATGGCAATGCGAAAAGGATGGCGGTATAGTGATAGACTCCAAGTGCCACTATTCAAGAACGAATGGGGCACATGATGGGACTATTTGATAGACTGTTTGGCGCAAAAGAAAAAGCCCTGGCAGCATTGGCTGCTGCACCTGTGCCCGAGGTAAAGGAGCCACCTGTGCCTCGAGAAAAGAAAGTCAAGGAACCGCCCCGAACTGCCAAAGAGATTGCCACAGACAACAAAGAGCCTTATGTGAACATTGTAAGCCTGGATGTGGATCTTGACAACTTGCATCAAGGTGCATTTGAATTGGACTGGAACGAGATCTTTGTGGCCCGTTTGGTCAAGGCCGGATACATGATCAAGAAGGATGACACTGACGCAGAGATCGTGGATCGCTGGTTCCAAAATGTATGTAGACATGTGGTGATGGAGACCTGGGAACAAGAAGAAGCCATCGCCAAGAGTGGCATGTGGGTTCGCAGCACCGATGTTGGTGGTGGTCGATCTGAAGTATCGTGATCCTGTATGTGAATGGCGATAGCCACACTGCTGCTGCTGAAGCAGTAAGTCCAGCAGCCTTTGCTGAAGACGACGGCTACCCTGAACTAGGTCGACGACCACACCCTGACAATCTCCGAGCAAGTTGGGGGCAACAACTGGCCAACCGATTGAATGCTCGATTGATATGTGATGCCGAAAGCGCAGCCTCTAACTATCGCATTTTAAGAACCACACGCGAATGGATGAAGAACTTGGTGCCGTGGGAATCTGCATTAGCAGTGATACAATGGAGCACATGGGAACGCGAAGAATGGTTGCACAACGGTGAATACTTGCAGGTGGGCAGTTCGGGGCTAGACCAGGTGCCTGACGAACTAGTAGATCAATACAAACTGTTTGTGGTCAATGTAGATTGGACTTGGTGTCAGCAATACTGGCACGACGAGATCTGGCAACTGCATCTTGATATGACCGCAGCAAAGATTCCGCATGTGTTCTTCAACGGTAATAATTCCTTTGATCGAATCCGTACGGGTGCCTGGCACCAAGAGGATTGGAACAATGCATACATCGCACCTTATTCCCGATACACTTATGACCAGATCTTGCGCGAAGCCGATTTTACCACAGTGGATCCTGAGTCATGGCATTTCGGTGAAACGGCCCATTGCTTTTGGGCGGACTTTGTGTTACAATACTGTATAGAAAACAACATATGGAAACCCCATGCGATATCTGTTGATTGACACAGCAAATACTTTTTTCCGTGCCCGACATTCGGTTTTCCGCGCAGCAGATGCTTGGGAAAAACTAGGCTACGCTCTGCACATAGTGATGAGTTCAGTGAACAAGGTGCATAAGAAATTCGCAGCAGACCATGTGATTTTTGCACTGGAAGGTCGTTCATGGCGCAAGGACTACTACGAACCCTACAAGAAAAATCGTGCTGTGGCCCGTGCTGCACTCAGCGCAACAGAACAAGAAGAGGACAAACTGTTCTGGGAGACCTATGATAGTTTCACTAAATACTTGGCCGACGGAACCAACTGTAGTGTGATCCGACACCCAGAAGCCGAAGCAGACGATATCATTGCTCGTTGGATTGCTCTGCATCCCGCGGACGAGCACTATATTATTTCATCAGATACAGATTTCGTGCAACTTTTAGCACCCAATGTGAGCCAATACAATGGCATCACTGACGAACTACATACAGTCACTGGCATTTTTGATGCCAAGGGCCGGCGTGTGCAGGACAAAAAGACCAAGACAGACAAGGTGATCCCTGACCCAGAGTGGCTGCTGTTTGAGAAATGCATGCGCGGCGATACATCAGACAATGTATTTTCCGCTTACCCAGGTGTGCGTGAAAAAGGCACAAAAAACAAAGTGGGCTTGCGCGAAGCATTTGAAGATCGTAAGAACCGCGGATTCAATTGGAACAATCTCATGCTGCAACGCTGGTCAGACCACAATGGTGCGGAACATCGTGTGAAAGATGATTACGAGCGCAATCGTGTGCTGGTGGATCTCACTGCACAGCCCGAAGAGATCAAAGCCAAAGTGGATCATGCCATCCGCGAACAGATCAGCCACAAAGACATTGGGCAAGTGGGTGTGCGGTTCATGAAGTTCTGCGGCAAGTACGAACTCACAAAGATATCTGAATCAGCAGAGCAATACGCCCACTGGCTCAACAACACATACAAAGGAACACTAGATGAGCATTATAGCCAAGCCCATAGTTAAAGATCAGTTCTACATCCTCACACAGGATGATCGGAAGATCGGCAACATCGAAGCCACAGGAGATGGTTTTGCAGTGAGAATCAACAACAAGGTCATGCCATTCAAGACCATGGCCATGATCCGCAAACAAGTTGGTATTGAATTTCCAGCAGTGGGAAACAAGCCCAGTCGAGAGCCTGCCAGTTATCAAGTGCAAGGCTATCCGTCAGGTTCGAGAGTTTATAACCCCATCTGGAATGTTCAACACAAATTGCCCTTGTTTACCAAGAACAACAAATCACGCTCGTGGTATGCTGCTGGTTGGTATCAAGTGAAACAACGCAGAACTTGGAGCATAGTGCAGGGCCCTAAGTTGATTACCTTGGAACGATATCCTTACCAAGGTCCTTTTTATACCAGAGAAGAAGCCAATGTCAAACCCCTTCCTTGATCAGTCTCGATTCATGAGAGCATGCAACCAGACCGTGGGTGCATGGAACGAAACTCAGTTCAATCTCTACACCAGTCTCATCCAGGAAGAAGTGGATGAACTCTGGACAGCCAATGCTGCTGCCGATCCCAAAGAATGCTTGGATGCACTAATCGACATCCTGGTGGTCACAGTGGGTGCCATCCACAGTCTGGGTGCAGATGGTGCAGGTGCATGGAATGAAGTCATGCGAACCAACTTTGCCAAGATTGATCCTGCCACTGGTCGCGTGAACAAACGCGAAGATGGCAAAGTTCTCAAACCCGAAGGATGGACGCCTCCTGAACTCGACCAATTTATACAAACACGATGATTGAACCTCTACGCGATGATCTCATGGTCCAACAACAACTGGGCTCGACAGATATTCCTTATGTGGAAAAGTGGAGACACATGGTAGCAGTGATCATGCTGAACCAGACTGGCCGCAAACCTGTGAAAACAGTGTATCCCTTGTTCATGCACTACTGGCCCACTCCCGGTTGTCTATTGCCCAGCACACCCGAGGCAGTGAAGAACATTATCTGGAGCCTGGGCATGAGCACAGTAAAAGAGAATCGCATACGCAGAATGACTGCGGACTATGTGGAATGGGATGGCAATGACGCTACCAAACTATACGGCATTGGCAAGTATGGTTCAGATTCATATGAGATCTTCTTCAAGCACAACTACACCGTGGATCCCACAGACAAGGAACTGCGGCGATATCTAGATGAAGAGGTGTTTGTGTGAGCATCCATATCAACCGATTTGTTGATTCGGTAAAGGCACATGAATCACGAGGTCAGCGCGACTTCATGATGCCCATGAAGGATGCCAAAGACCTGCATGCCGACATAACCAAGATGTTGTTGGCCGTGACAGAACTACAAAATCGCCTGCTGCTGGCACTGCAAGAACAAACCATCACAGTGGAACTGGGCGCCAAAGACTTCTGAAAACTACATACATTTGGGATAAATAAATGTAGGAGTATAATGAATGTCCAGACCAAAACCATCGGTGTTGATCGAGAACACCAACAAGCAAACCTACAAGAGTGAGCAGGTGTTGGCCAGTGA